TTATCTTCCTGTAATTCTTTCAAAGGTAGTGATGATAGTTCTTTTATAGCTAAGTCCTTTGCCAGACCTTTTCTTATAATTTTTTCTATATTGGTTAATGTATTATAATGTTCTTCTAATGTCGGTAGATCTGACACGTTCGATGTGTCAGATTTATACATTCGTGTGTCAGATTTATACATGGTAGTCTTTTCAGTGTTTAAAAATGCGGAGTTTATGACATAGGTTTTTCCTGACCTACCTTTAATCATTTTAATCACAGTCAAGTCAGCAAGTAGTAGTAAAGTTCTGTAAATTGTACTCCTGGATAGTCCTGTATCTATAGCAATTTTACTGTGTCTTAGTCCACACTCGTAATTGTTTTTTTTCCAAGCATACTTTAATAAGGATAAAACAACATTTAAACAGTTGCCTTTATGATGTTTTGCTTCATCAAGTTTATGATACATAGCATAAGTTAATAATAAAAATGCTCTGCTTGTGTCATATTTTGGTTTTATTTCTGCCATTTTTTACAAACCTCGCTGTGTCTTTTATGCAACAGGTTTAATTCCTGTAACCAAGTATCTTGGTCTGTTTCTTGATAGGTAACAGGGTACTCAAATAACCTTCTCCATACAAACCTAAGGTCAATGTCGTATCTTAACCCATCTGTTGAAATTTGAGGGTGTTTTAGAGCTTCTTGAGGGGGTTTAGCAAGGGTTTCAATCTCATAATAGAACAACATATAAGCTGGAACATTACATCTCTTAGCAATCTCTTTAGTTACCGCAGTCGCCTTGTTAGTATGTCCTTTATAATAAGCTGTCTCAATCATGGCTAAAGGTTCATAGCAAAACTTACATACCTCAACAGAGTCAATATCAAGCATGGCAATGCCTTCATATTTCCTATGCCACTTACTATACAAATCTTTATCAAAGTGAATAGTGTGTCTAGTCATTTTCTGCTTCCATAATAGCCAAGCCTAACTGTCTTGCAATTTGAGGTACGATAGAATTGCCTAATGATTTTATTCTACTTGCTCTATCTTTGTCCAATTCATAGGATATCCCATTAGGAACTCCACAAAGTTTGGATTGAGTTTCCCACCAATTTTTGGTTTCTCCAAATATAACATCGCATCCGATAGTTTTGCTCCAAATGTTATGTTCGGATTGTTTTTTTTCCTTAGAATAAAACCCCCAGATTTTGTCTGCTCCACTCTTGAACTCTGCTCCCCCCCCTCTTCGCAAACTACTGAGGGAGTTGGGTACATTTGAAGTTTCCCATGTTCCAGAAATACATCTTTCCCCACCATTAGTTTTGCGTCTTCCCTTGATACACTCCCCTCTAATACTTTTTTCCTCATCAATCTCATATTTCCCTCTGTTGGTCTTTGGATCGCTGTTGGTGTTGGGTACATCTGAACATGATGACGAAGTGCGAAGTGAAGATTTATTCCTTGCTTCTTTTTTTCCCCCGCTCTTTTTTTCCAATTCTCTATACTCTCTGATTGATTGTGTAGATGATCTGCTTTTACTGGAGTTGGAAACATTGCAGCCGATAATCCAGACTCTTTTCCTTTGATGCCATGCACCGATGCCTGAAGCTGGAATAACAATACATTGGACTTGGAAACCTTCTTTTTCCAAATCATCTTGCACCTGTCTGAGGACCAAGCCTTCTTGGATGTTAATAATACCTTCAACATTTTCCCCAATAAACCATTTTGGTTTGCATTCCCTAATGACTCTAATAGTTTCGTCCCAGAGATAGCGGTCATCGTCTGTTCCTTTTCTCTTTCCTGCAATGGAGAAAGGCTGGCATGGGAATCCCCCAGTAATGACATCTGCTGCGTAGTTTGATCCTTTAACATTTCTTATATCCTCCTCTATTGGTATGTTGTTAAAATTCTTTCTTAAAACTTTTTGACAAAATTTATCCTTCTCTACAAAGGCAATCGTTTCAAAAAATCCTGTACTTTCTAAACCTAAACTAAACCCACCTATCCCACTAAAGAGATCTAACAGTTTTAATTTTTTCATTATTTCCTTTCTTTAAACTAAAAATAGTTCTCCAAAACCAAGATCTAAATACAGACATACAAGTAAAAATAATAGCAATGTGGAAACTTTCCCAAATAGTAGGGTACATATCAAACAAAGGGAAGATAAGTAGTTGCACACCAATAGCCAATAACAATCCTGAACCTACATCTATGATACTTTCAAATAAGTTTTTCATTATTTATTTTTTTCTTTTAATTCTGTGATGATAGTTATTAGATTATTATTTTCTTCTAAGAATCTTTTATTAGTTATTTCCAAAGCCTCTACTTGCTGTTTAAGATTTCCTATATCGTAACAAAGTTTACCTACCAGCTTTGTAATTGTGGAATCAGTTTCATCACTCATTTAATTACTTCTATTTTTTTAATAGTCTTTAAAGGGAAGACAGTCAGACCGCCTACTGATAAATTTTTATCTTCATCATAAGAGTAAGAAGTAAACAACCAAAGTTTATCTTTTGTTTTTTTAAAAATATAACCTGTGTCTTCACAGATAGCGACATCGTTTTTTAAGACATCTTCCTGTTCTATCCATGAAGAATTAGATCCTTGGATATCCCACCAAACTAATTTAACATGTGGATAACTAAATTTACTTGCTCCAGATTTCTTGATAGAAGTCATTTGGCGTAACCTTTCCACTAGTCTTGTTGAAAATAACTTTCATTATTTTTTTATTAGGTATTCTAGTTCCAGCAATATAACGCATGATATTCGTACTGGGATTTTTTCCTGACAAATCAAAAAATCTAGCTGCGTCTATCAAACTAGAGATTTTATTTTGACTTAGGTATTCCTTAAGTGTCATTGTTTATTATCTTTCTTGTTAATTGTTTAAATATACTATGTGGATAATATATCTTATTTGGATATTGACAAGTGTTATTTTAATCTTTATTAATGTGGACAGTAAAACAAAAAACAACATGAAAGGATTAACAAAATGAATGAGCAATTAGCACAAGAGATAAGATCTAATCTATCTGGGAAAGAGGGTTATGATCATATGAGTCCAAGCTCTTTAAACATACCTATTCAAAAATATATTATTAGTTATATCTGCTCTACTCAAGTAATGAGAAGAAAAAATAAAGTGGGTTACAAGGCTCACTTCGGGAATCTTTGCGGTAACACCGCACAAAGATTATTATCTAAATATATTTTTAAAGCTGCAGAAAAAGAAGAAGTTAAACCAGGATTGTTAGAAACTATTTTTGAAGAAGAATTAAGTATCTTAAATAGAATTGAACCTAAAGATGAAAAAGATGCACAATGCAGAATTGAAATGATACCTGCTTGTAAGCAATCTATTGAACAAACTTTAAAGTTAGTCAAGCATGTATTTAATAAAGGGGAAGCATTAACTTCTGAACGATATGTTCATCACAAACCAAAGGGATTAATTTTAGATATTCTAGGAAGGCTTGATTTTGAAAGTGAAGATTCATTCCTGGAACTAAAATCAAAACCAATAAATTTTAGAAAAACTAAAAATGGTTTATCTCAAACGATACAAAAATTGCCTGAGAATATTGACCAATGCGAACATACTTACATGAAGCAAGTTGCCTTCTATTGGAAAGCTACTGGCAAAAAACCACACTTAGGTTATGTCAATCAAGAAAATTTCATAGTATTTTTTCCTGAAGAAGAAAGATTGGAATATTATTATGATCAGCTAATGAAAAAAGCATTTACTATACAGAACTTATTAGAGATTAGCAAAGGAGATCCAAAGATTATGGCTAAGTATGTGGAAGCTCCTGATCTTAAAAACTTTTACTACTCTGATTTAATTGAAGAACAAGTAGATATCGTGAAAGAATTATGGGGGGTGTAATGATGGACGAAGCAACGATTGCTCGTATACAAAAATTACGAGATAAGGAAATGGTTATTAAAAAATATGATCAAGAACAAACCTTAAAAGGTTTTTACGAACAAGTGAGAGAGGAAAAAGTAAAACAAAATAAATTAAAAAGATCAATCAAGATTACAGTTATTAGCTTTATTATTCTAATGACTTTAATGGTGGCGAACTTACAAACGCTATCAAGTTGGGAACAAAAGGCAATGAAGTGGTTTTTACAATACCCAAATTCTTTTGAAAACCCATTCAACATAAAACAATAGGAGAAAAAAATGAAGACAAATATATATCAAAAATTACACAAAGCTGCTTGTGAAGCTGGTGGTGTAGTTAAAGGAAAGAAGGTGCAAGGTATGCACTTCAATCCTTTATTACACGATGATGTTTCAAAAGTAGCAATGGAAGCGTTGCTATCCAATGGACTATACCCTGTGTGTACTTATACCAATGAGGTAACTGATAATTTTATGATGGTTACTTGCAACATGAAAATACATGATATTGAAAATCCAACAGATTGTATTTCTATAGATGGCTGTAGTGCTTTAGCAAATTTGGATAAATTCGGCAGCGGTAATGGAATGTCTTATGCAAAAAAATATGCTTTCCTCAATGCACTTAATTTAAAAACAGGATTAGATAATGATGATGGTTACAAAGCCACACCATTTAATAATAAAGAATCAGATGCGAAAGCAAATGATAACACTGGCAAAACTTTGCGTGAAGCTGGAGAGGTTAGTGTTAATATAGAAGATATGAAGAATAGTTTTGCAAAAGCAATTCATCTTCCTAGATTGAAGTATCTTAAGAAAACATATGAGCCTCAATTAAAGTATCTTCAAACTAAAAATCCAGACGCATTTTCTTTACTTAAGCAAGAGTATGAAAGTCGTATGGAACAATTAAATAGCCAGTCATAAGATTGGTTATAAAATAAAGGAGCAAAAAACAATGTCAGAAAAACTGTACATTAACTTAGTACCCAACCCCACTTGGACAGAGGGTTCAAACCTTCCTGTTATGGTGGGAAAATCTAACCCCAATGCTCCAGAAGGCAAGAAGTGGACTATTGGCGTTAAAATTGGCGAAGAATGGTACAACCAGGCAGCCTTTGCAAGTAAAGATGAGATAGGTGGATTAACTATTATCCTAACCCCATCTCAATCCTCTGCAAAACCTTCTGGTGGATATCAACAAAAAGCATTTGATAAAAAACCATCTTATGCTAAACCAGATACAGGATTTAAAAATCAATTTTAATTGAGTTAAATCCCATTCTTCTGGTGGGTTTTTTTTTAGCCACTTTCCCCTTTCAATGTGGTTATTAATTTTGTTTTCCCACCAGAAGAGTAAAACAAAAGGAGTAAAATTATGGATAAGCCAATCAATTTGGAAGAACAAATTAAGTCTAAACTAAGATCAGAAAAACAAAAAGAGTATGGTAACTATGAAGTTAATTTCAATCTACTAGGTATGCTTTGGTCTGTTGTCTTGAAGAATAAATTACATAAAGATATTCAATCTCACGAGGTGGCTCAATGTATGGTTATGTTAAAGATGTTACGAACTACAGAGAATTACAAATCAGATAGTTACTTAGACGCCGCTATCTATTTAGATATGGCTAAAGAATTACATAAAAAGGTATAGACAAAGTGGTAAAAATATGATTAAAAAAAAGATATTCGGTACTTGTAGCTTCACTTATGTGGAAGAATACGAGAACGAAGAACAGGCTGTGAAAGAAAAGCGAGGCTCTTTTATAGAAGTGAAAGTTGGTCCAATCAAAATAGAAAGGACTAACATAACAAAGGAGGATTCAGATGGATCTAAAAACTCGTTTGCAAAAGCTGAAAGACTTACAGCAAAAGAAGCACGATAAGTTTCTATTGTTAAAGTTTAAAGCGAACAAGTATCATCAACAATCTATTGATTTGATGAGCAGAGTGATGCAAGCAGAAGATCAGTTGTTATCTATTAGATAGTAATTGAATGATAAAAAAAACAAACAACGACAAGTTGTGAAACAACTAGAGAGGGTACTATGCTTAACACAAAACAAAACACAGAACTAGAACAGGTATTAAACTTTACACCTTACGGAGACTTATCAGAGAGAGAGAAGCTCATTTACTCTGCTGCTGCAAGGAACGGATATAATTTAGGATTAAAACATAAGAAGCAATTAGACAGGGTAGAGGCTTATAGCTTTAATAAAGAAATAGTTAAGGTTAAATACATTCATAAAAACTACTCTACTAATTGTTCAGAGAGTAGCAAAGATATTGGTAAAGATATTGTAGATAAAGTTTGTGCTTTATATGAAGTATCTATAGAGGATTTTGTTTCCATCAAACGATTAACTCCTTTAGTTCAAGCCAGGTCTATTGCTATTAACTTAATTAAGGAAGTATTAAATATTTCTTTAAACTCTGTATCTATGTTTATTGGTAAGAGAGATCACACTACAATGATTCATCATATTAAGATGAAACACAACAAGGAACATCTTTGGAAGATAGGCAAAAGAACATGGGAAGATTATGAGAAGAT